GGGCAAGAAGTAGTGGCCGCGCTGGTGTCCGTGCACAACGACGGTCCCGATGCCATCGAGCTGCGCATCGGGCGCCAGTCGATCCTGCTGCAGCCGGGGCACGACTACCGTGTAGCCACCTCCGCCGCGGTCGAGCTGTGCCCACTGGCGCGCATTGACCCACTCGATCTGGCGATGCACATGGGCGGTCGGCCCAGTACCGAGCACAACCGGTACGCGGAAGACTGACATGGGCACCATCTCCACACTCGAAACCAAGGTCATGGTCCGTTGCCAAGGCAACGCCGTGGCCTATGACAAAGCCAAGTGGTTCGAGGTCGCCAAGGAACTAAAACCCGGTATTACCGCAGCGGAATACGACGTGATGTGGGACGACTTCTGCAAGGCCAAAGCCGATCATCTGAGGGAGTTGAACACATGACCTACAACGTCCGCGATACGGTGGGGTTCCCGCCACCATCCAACTTCCGGCAGATATCGTTCGAGGCACTTGTCAGCTATGTGGACCCTACCGCTGAGGTGCCAGTGGTCTATGCCTTCGGCGGCAACGCGCCTACCGCCATCTCGATCGGCAACGGCAAGCCGTTCGAGATTTCGTCGACCAGTGGCTATGCCCGTATGTTTGTGGAGTTCGATCCTTACTCGTGGGACAAAACCTGAGGTCAATGACCATGGCACTCGACCCGTCTACCATTTACGTCAATCAGGTCGACCTACCGTATGTAGGTGCTGTACGGGGACAGCTCATCATCTGTCTGGAGGATGCTGCAGTCTATGTGGCCTCCGGTATTGCTGGCGTGTTGATTCCCGTGGCACCACCCGCCAGCGGCACGCCATCGTTCGCCACGCTGGCCCTGCTCAATGCCGCCACCGGCTCCATGACGGCCGGCACTGTCGCCGTGGTGTACGCTGACGCCAACCCGGTCAACAACACCGTCTACGTGTGGGATGGCCAGTCGCTGCTGCCAGTGGGCAATTCAGCCTCGGGCGCGCGCGTGTACACCACGTTGGCGCTGGCGATGGCGGCTGAAGCGGAGATGTCACCGAACATCATGGTGGCGGTCTACGCCGATCCCCTGCCAACCAACAACACGGTCTACGTGTGGGACGGGACCAACCTGACACCGGCCCTGAATGGCGCGCCCAAAGTCAGTGTATACGCCACCTTGGCCGATCTGGTGGCCGATGAACCCAGCCTGCCGCACAACATCATTCTGGGTGTCTACAACGACCCGGTGAATGCCAACAACGGCATGTACGTGTGGACTGGATCGACATTGGTGTCCATCACGCCCACCCCGACCGTGGCGAAGATTTACACCACGCTGGCTGACCTGACTGCTGCCGAGCCGTCACTGAGCGCCGGCACGCTGGCTGCCGTCTATGCCGATGCCACCCAGCACAACAACACCACCTACGTCTGGGACGGGTCATCGCTTACCGCGATCAACCCCAACAGTGCCGACATCACCAGCCTGCAGACCCAGATCAACTCGCTGCAGGCCGCGATTGGCTCAGGCACCAAGCCCTACGCCACCAAGGCGGCACTGGTAGCAGATGAAGGCAATCTGCCAGCCAACTCGGTCGCCATGGTGTATGCCGACCCGACTCCTTCCAACAACACCACCTACATCTGGAATGGCACCACCCTCATCACGGCCTACGACCGCCTGAGCGTGGCGCTCGGTAACGGTGGCGGCTTCCAGCAGGCAGGCACCAGCGCGCAGCTTCGCACGTTTCAGGCAAAGGTGCGTGACTTCATGGTGATGGTGCCTGATTACTACATAGCTAGTGATGGCAACGACTACTACCCGGCGATGGTGCGAGCGTATGCGTACAGCAAAACGCTGGGTTTTCCGGCCGGTAGCTTCAACGTCAACACGCCGCTTACGTACACCACCGACTGCGTCATTGTTGGTGCTGGACCGGACAGCGGCGGCACCATCATCAACGCTCCCAATGGCTTCCTGAAGAATAACGGCACCACGCGCCACCATCTCAACATCTCCAACATGTTGATTCAAGGTACGGGCACGGGCATTGCCATCAGTGGTCCGTTCGGCGGGTTCTTGTCCTACGTCTCCATGGACAGCTATAGCACCCACGTCGAGAACGCCAGTGCATACCTGTCGCACTACTGGCGCTGCAACTTCACACGGGGCAGCTCATTTGGCCTCAACGTGGCCGACTTCAACGGCTCCAGTGTGATCGAGTGCTACTTCGACGCCTATACCAAGTGCCACATCTCACTGCTGGACATTACTCCGCAGTCAGGCACCAACAATGGCGTACCGTTCCTGCTGCAGAACAACAACCACAACATCTCCGGCAACCAGTTCCAGAACATCTCGGCCCTGCGCCTGCGCGGCCAGTTCGAGATGCGCGACTGCTATATCGAGGACTTTGGCTCCTCCGCGGACGGACTGTGCATGGTCGAGGTCGAGGTAGGCCAGTTCGACAAGTTGGGTTGCAGCATCCATAACAACCTGTTCAACGGCCACGGTCACCCGAAGTGCGGTATCGCCTTCTGGGGGTCGACGAATGTGCGTTGCGACTGCTTTGGCAGCGTGTATGAAAATAAGGTCAGCGGATTCGCCACATCGCCCATCTTGTTCGGCAAGCCGTCCGATGGCACCAACAACCACATTGCCGGCATCCAGTTCCTGAATAACCAGTTCGATCCTAGTGTCACGAATTACGTCAATCAGGATGCTCACTATATCTACCGGCCCATCGCGCACGGCAACTCCTCTGCTTCCACGACCATTGCTGGCGCTACCTACGTCACGCTTCCTATCGGCTCGAACATCGTTATCGACACCGCGGGCGGCATGGGGAGCACACAGTATGTAGTACGCAGCAACGGCATCTATCGCATCAGCTGCTCACTGATCGCGCGATCAACCTCGGGCAGCTACCCGAATATCGGGGCCGGCATCTTCGTGGCTGGGACGGAAGTGGAGTTCGCCAACTGCTCAATCAACTTCCAGAGCAACCCGACCGAGCAGATGATGACGCTCGATGCGATCATGCCCCTTACTACCAATCAGATCGTGCAAGTCAAGGCGCACAACGGCGAGACCATCAACAACATCAGTTTCTCCATCGAGTGGATTTGCTTGGACGGACAGGGGTAATCGCATGGGCATGACCAACCACGAGCGCGCACTGGCCGCGGTGAACAAGATGGTGCGCGAGCATGGCATCGGCAACTCGCTGAATGGGCATGACCCAATCGGCGAGCCGGAAGGCGTGGTCGACCACCCGGACCAGTTGTGGAAGCTGTCCGCATCCACCCATATCCTCGTCAAGGACATGGCGGACCTGCTGATGCGCAAAATGCCCGGCTTCCGTTGGGCCATCCAGCCGTCCGAGTTCGGAAAGGTGTTCAACATCTTCTGTCTCGATTTCTCCGCGCGCTGGGGCTACCGGATCAAGTACATCGACATCATGAACGACCCCAAGCGCCGCGCCGTGGTCAAGGCCGGGCGCGAGATTCTGGCCCGCTTCCGCTACCACGGTATCGCCTACCGCCCAACCCTGATGGCCGCGATCCGCCGCAACAGCGCCGGGGAAGCCATCCCGGACGTATCGGACATGAAGGCGTCGCGCTTCACCAAGCGCGTGGAAATCGAGCAGGCACTGGCCGATGGCACGGGACGGGTGATCGGCACCAAGGACAAGGGCGTGGTCGTCGAAATCCATCAGGGGAACCGCCGCCGTGACTGACTTCGACCCGAGTTCCGCCCAGAAGCTGGAGGGCGCCAACCTTGCCACGCCGGCAGACAGTGCCGGCGACTTGATCCCGGTGTCATCCACGAGACGGCATGCGATGAATGAGCCGCTTGGTGAGCGGCTGCCGGGCGCGCCGCATCCCACTGACCCGGACAGCGAGCGGCCTACCCGTGCACTGGTGGAAGCCGTGGAGCTAGGCCGCTACGCCCCCCTCGGTGACGAAACCTGCATGGCGTTGGCCCGGCAGTCCTACATCACCGCCGACGAATACTTCAACGCCAGCCATCGCACGCGCCTGATCGACGCGATGGCCCGCTACAACTCCGAGCATCCGAAAGGTTCCAAATACTGGTCGCATTCGTTCGAGCGCCGCAGCCGGCTGTTTCGGCCAAAGACCCGCGCCACGGTGCGCCGCCGTGAAGCCGCTGCCTGCATCGCCCTGTTCGGCTCCTCCGACATCGTGAACGTACAGGCGACCAGTGGTGATGCCGAAGGCGCCTTCGATGCGCGAATGCAGGAGGAGCTGCTGAACTACCGGTTGCAGGAAGATGACCGATGGTATCGTGTTATTGTAGGTGCAGTACAGGATGCCGACCGGCAGGGGTTTGTGATCGGAAAGACGTACTGGGACTACGAGGAAGCCAACCGCTACTACGACGAACTGCACCCGGACCTCGGGCCACTCAAGCGAGTGGATCGCGTAGCAATCACCGACCGTCCCGGCTACAGCCTGATTCCGGTTGAGCGGTTCCGCTTCTCGCCCGCGGCTGACTGGATGGACGTAGTCAATACATCGCCATTCCTTGTCGAGGTCATCCCGACATTCGTATGCGACGTGCGCCGTTACGAGAACAACCCTCGCGCCCGGCTGAAGTATCGTCACCTGTCGGACAGTGAGCTGATGTCTGGCGGACACAGCGGCGAGTGGGATGCGATCCGCATGCAGCGCGAACGCAACCGCATGAACCGCTACGAGCGATCCGGCGATCCATCGGACTATGCGGTGTGCTGGATTCACCGAAACATCGTGCGTATCGAGGGCGAGGATTACATCTTCGACTCCATCGGCACCACACTGATGCTATCCAACGTGATCCCGTTGTCCGAGTTCGATCCCCGTGGCATCCGCCCCTACGTGATCGGTTCAACCATGTTCGAGTCGCACAACCCGTACAACGTGGGTGCGGTCACCCTGATGTCCGGGCTGCAGGACCAAATCAACGACGTATCCAACCTCGCTCTCGACGCGAACAAGATGTCGACGGACGGGCGCATGTTCATCAAGCGCAATACGTCCATCGACCTGCATGCACTGGCGCGGTTCTCCCCCGGTGCCGTGGTTGAGATGGACAACCCGCAGCAGGACGTAAAGTGGGATCGCTCGCCGGAAGCACCGCAAGGCATGGCGCGCGAGCATCAGGTGCTGGGCGTGGAACTGGACGACCTGATTGGCAACTTCAACCAGTCATCGGTCTCCAACAACCCGCAGAACCGCCAGATCGGAAATACCGTAGGTGGCATGGAGATGATTTCCGCCAGCGCGGACCAGATGACCGAGTACGACCTACATACCTTGTGCAAGACCTTCGTGGTCAAGATGCTGGGCCAGATTCTGATGCTGGAGAAACGCTGGGAGACCGACGCGAATCTCGCCACCATCATTGGCGCTAAACTGGCGCAGCCCGCACGGGCATTCTGGAAGGCACTCGGCACTGAATCCAAGGTGCTGGTCAACGTAGGCTTCGGGGCCACCAATCCGCAGAAGCGCATGGATCGCATCACGGGTGCCATGCAGGCCACCATGGGCCTGTTCCCGATGGCCGTGTACCAATCCGATCAGGCCGAAATCCTGAAGGAAGTCTGGGCCGCGGCCGGTTTTGCCAATGCCTCGCGCTTCTTCCCGTTCCTCGGCGATGGCGGCAAACCGGACAAGAACCCCAAGATCGCCGCGCTGCAGCAGCAGGTCCAGACGCTGACCATGAAACTGTATCCGGGTCAGATGCACAACGAGGGCTTGGTCCAGCGAGAGCAGATTCGTGCACAGGGGATGGAGCGAATCACCCAGATGAAAATTCAGGGCCAGATCGCGCTGCAGCAGGCGCAAGCCTTGGCTGCCTCCAACATCAAGCGCATGGAGCTGCAGCTGGCCTACATCGAGCTGCAGCTGGAGCACGAAAAGAACGACGTGGCCCGCGGCCAATTGATGCTCAACCGCGAGAAACTGTCCAACGACATCACCGTGCAGCGCATGGAACTGGACTTGGCCCGGCAGACCTCCATGGTCTCGGCCGATCCGCCGATGCTGGACGTGGGCGGCGAGGCCGAGAACGAAGCGCAGAGCTTGCAGCAGCCCAGCAGCGACATCGGCAGCGCGCCGCCGTTCAAGGCAGATGTCGCCAGCGCCAGCGACTACCTTGCCGCCGGGGCCATGCCGCCGCCGCCGGAAGCGACTCTGCCGCCGGGCACCACCACGCCGCAGCTGCCCAACCAGCCCCTGATCGCACCGCCGCCACTGGGTATACCGCCTGAGCAAAGGACCAATATCTGATGGCCGAGAGCGACCCACTGGATGGCTTCCGGGCACCCCTCAACGCCGTGGCGATGCAGGTCGAGCAGCTGTCGCCCGAGAGCGCGCTGTGGCAGCGCCTGTACCTTGGCGACGCGGCCTCCAAGATCATGCGTGGCGTGGCCGAGCGTACCGACATCGCCAAGGTGATGGCGCACATGGTCGCGCAGTGCGAGCTGGACGCTCAAGCCGCCTGCCGCGCCCTGATCGCGGAGAGCGACATGCAGAGCGCCGACGCGCGCAAGGCGCACTTCGATGCCCGTATTTCGGCTGAAATCCTCGGGCGCCTCAACCAGTACATCAACGACGGCCTGACCGCCGCCCACACCATCAACTCCCATGGAGAGTCCGCATGACCACCGATGTCGAATTGCACAAGTCCGCCGATGCCGCCAAGGCCGACCTCAACAAGGGTGTGGCTGAGGCGGTGTCGCGCGGGGACGAAGCTGCCCCGGTCAGGATCGACCCGATGGCGGCGCGCAAGGCGATGTTCAAGAAGGCCGACGCACTGCGCAACATCGAGCAGGCCAATGCGAAGGGGGATGCCGACCCGGCCCTGATCGCAGCACTGGAGGCCGAGGCCCGCGGCGAGGGCGCCGCCACGCAACCGGATCAGGCACCCACGCCACCCGCGAAGGAAAGGGCCACTGGACAATCACAAAACGAATACGTTACGATCACAAGTGAAGGCGGTCCGATCAGCGTTGCCAAAGCTGACATCGACCGGGAAGGGAGTGTCGACCTGTACTTGCGCCGCCGGCAGATGGATGAAGCCGCGGCACAGGACAAGATCGAGATTGCCCGGTTGCAGCGTGAACTGGCCGACGCCAAACGCCTTCGGGAACCCCGGCAGCCATCGGCTGCGGATCAGGACGATCCTGCCACGATTCCGGCACGTACCACCGGAAGGAGCCATGGCTCTGGCGCATCGGAACAGGAACTTGCGGAGCTGGCAAGTCGTCTTGCCCAGCAGATTTACTCCGGCGACGAAAACGATGCCACGACGGCGATCCTGCAGATACTGCAACGGTCGCAAGGGCGCTCCCTGAGTGCCGAGGACATCGAACGCCAAGTGCTGTCTGCCGTGGAGCGCGTCTCGACCACGCCCGCAACCCCCACTGCCACCGTGCCGACCAATCCGCGTCTGGAAGCGATCAACGCCCAGATCAACGCCATGTCCCTCTCCGAGTATGCCGATGTCTGCGCCAACGACATCGCCCGCAACGCGACCTTCGCCTACTTCAAGGAGTTGATCGCCAAGCCGGAGAACCGAGACCGCCGCGCCGTCGATGTTGCCCGTGATGCCTGTGACTGGGGCCGGGCCAAGTTCATCGGCGACCCGCGCAGCAAGGTACTGGAACGGAAGCGCGGACTGCCCAGCAGCACGACTGCCAGTGGAGCGACGCAAACCACGACCGAAGACGAACAGCTCACGCCGGCCCAAGTGGTCGAGATGATGCAGAACCATCGTAACTTCGGGCGCCGTATCCATAACTGATCCACCGGAGAAGTGCCATGTCAGGTCAAGTCTGGAGTGTGAACACCCTTGGTGGGTTCATGTACTCTGACCAATTGAGCAACGTGCTGCGCATGCAGCTGCTGCCCACGGTCAAATTCCGCCAGTTCTGCGACGCCAAGGATGCGACCGAAAAGGGGTTGCACACCGGCCAGCTGTTCACCTGGAACACCTACTCCCGCGTCGTGACCGGCGGCGGGCAGATCAGCGAAAACGTCGAGATGCCGACCACCAACTTCACGGTGGGACAGGCATCCCTGACCGTCACCGAGTACGGCAACTCGGTGCCCTACACCGGCAAGCTGGACGACATGTCCAAGCACCCGGTCACGGAAATCATCCACAAGGTGCTGAAGGTGGATGCCAAGGAAACGCTGGACGGTGCCGCGTGGGCACAGTTCAACTCCACCGTCCTGCAGGTCGCGCCGACCGGTGGCAGCAGCGCCACCTCAGTCACCGTATCGGTGGGTCCGACCGGCATCACCAACGCGGTTGCGATGAACAACTCGCACGTGAAGGCGATTTCGGACGCGATGAAGGAGTACAACATCCCGCCGTATGTGGATGATGACTACTACGCCATCGCATGGCCGACCACCCTGCGCACGTTCAAGAACTCGCTGGAGGCAATCCACCAGTACGTCGAGACCGGCTTCCAGCTGATCGCCAACGGCGAGATTGGCCGCTACGAGGGCATCCGCTTCATCGAGCAGACCGCCATCGCGCACGGCGGCGCCGTCAACGCCACCGGCTACACCTTCCGCAACCCGGTGCCGTGGACTGGCGGTTTCTCGGACTGGTGCTTCTTCTTCGGCGAAGACACCGTGGCCGAGGCCATGGTCATCCCCGAGGAAATCCGCGGCAAGATTCCCACCGACTTCGGCCGCTCGCGCGGTATCGCATGGTACTACCTCGGCGGCTTCGGTCTGGTGCATGGCGCGACTGCAGCGGATGCGGTCAATGCCCGCATCCTGAAGTGGAACTCGGCCAGCTGAACTAGGCGCGCCGTCCTCTATACCATAGGGGCGGCGCCCATCCCATCTCCGCGGAGACACGATCATGGCTTACGACAACGCAAAAGCGGTCTGCTACCCCTTCCCGGCAGTGGACTTTTCGACCGGCTCGACCAAGAAGCTGAAGATTCCGCGCGGCTCTGCCGAGGCGCGCGTGATGGACATTCTGGTGTCGGCCACAGTGCTGTTCACCCAAGTCACCACGCCGGCCCTTGTGCAGGTGGGCGATGGCACCACGCCAGACATCTTCGCGTCGCTGACGCTGGGTGCGCTGGCGGCGGGCAGCACCATCGGCGGATCGGATGTCGCCAACGGCATCTTCAATGCGGTCTATCTCGCCGGCAACTACAACAGTGGTGCCGGTCTGCATGACCTCATCGCCACCTTCGTCGCCCCCACGGGCGGCACGCCAGCCGGCACCGCGACGGTCATCATCGTCGTCGGTTACGACCAGATTCTTACCTGAGCGGAGAACGCCATGAGCAACAATCCTGTCAATGCGGCTGTCGGCTCGGGTGAGACCCAGCTGGGTCCGGAGACCTTGCCGAACAAGTCCGTCTTCCAAGGCGCCAACGCCAGTGCCGGCAACGTCTTTGGTGATGCCTCCAGCCGTACCTTGGACAGCAAGGGTGGCAGTCTCGCCATGGGACTGTCGAGCTGCGAAGGCTTCCACGACGTGATGCCGGATGCCCTTGGTGAAGGTCGCGATGACTCCACCGGCAAGCCGGATGGCCCGCAGCGTGGTGCCGTCAACAACGGCGGGGCCAGCGCCAAGCTGCAGTGGGGCTGATCCTTCTGTAGGTACATGTAAGGGCCGCCGGGGTATGCCCGGTGGCCCTTTGTCCGTGAGGTGAATCCCGTGTCCAAGAAGCCCGCTCCCGAAAAACTGACCTTCGCTGAGGCGTTCCTACGCCCACTGCCGGCGTTCAACAGCGCGCTGGACATCAACCGCGCCGATCCGGACATCGCATCGAAGGAACCCGATTACAACTCCACCACCGACGACGGGCTGGCCTCGCGCCGTTCCAAGCACGTCGTCCGCAGCCATGCCGAGGTTGCTGCCGCCCTGTCCGGCGAGCCATCCCTTGGCGCGGGCCTGTCGCTGCGCCAGCCGATGGCGGCACAGGGTGAGAACGACCAGTTCCCCGGTTCCACCAACCAGTACGGCAAGCAGAGGGCATAACCATGAGTCTGTTGCAAACCAAGTTGAACACTGAACTGCCTATCGGGCGCGTATTTCAGGGTAGCGGCGAGCAAGACCCGAACGACCGCGACGTGAAGTTCTACCAGCACGGCCTGTACTTCAAGGCCAACGGTGAGCTGGCGGCGCAAAGCCCGCACAACGCCAACAAGATCGCCCTGATCGAGTCGCTGGGGGTCAACCCGGAAGCTCCCGAGTCCGTGGTACAGAAGCCCGACCGCGCTCCGGTGAACCCGGAAATCGTGGCGAAACTCGGCACGCGCACCGACGAGGAGGTGCAGGCTGTCGCGGAGCTTCTGGTGACGGCATTGACTGAGCGCGGCGATACGGTGGAGTACGTGCCGTCCGAGCACGACCGCGACGACAACATCCGCTTCATCGCATCCGAAGCGGGCTAAGCCGTGTCGCGCACCTTCCTCGCGCTGTGCAGGGATGTCGTGTCGGACCTCGGCATTGCCGGCGGCATCCTGCAGTCGACCCAGCAGCTGACCAATCAGGAGCAGATTCGTATCTGCAACTGGGTCGCTCGGTCGGACCTGTACCTGCAGAACCTGTGGACGCAGTGGAACTTCCTGTGGGTACAGGACAGCGCGGTGAAGGCACTCGCCAATACGTCGGTAGCCACTCCGGTTACCCCGTCATGGGCACAGAATATCCAGACGTTCGATCTGGAGTCGCTGTGGATCAATGCTGGTACGTCGTCGGCGCATCGTATTCCATACTTGGAATGGCGCGACTTCTATCGCACCTACCAGATGTTCCCCAAGGCCACCCAGCCGGTGCCTAGCTTCTTTTCGGTTGATCCGTCCGGCGTGATCTGGTTGTCCAGCATCGTTCCGGCCGACACCCTGTTCTCGATGGAGTATTACGTGGTCGGCAAGCAGATGACGCTGGACGGCTCGACCAGCCCGATCCCGGCCAACTTCGACACCATCATCTGTGAGCGCGCCAAGATCATCTACGCCGGGCGCGAGAACGCACAGGAAATCATGACCAGTGCGAGCGCGGAATACACCGACCAGCTGGACAAGATGCAGGCGTATTGCCTGCCTGAAAATACCGCGGGGCGCACCTTGCGCAACAACCCGACCACGGCCCCCCAAGCGTATGTGGAGTAGGCCATGGACCTTGGGAACGCACTGGCGTCATCGGGGGCACTAAGGCTTCGCACCAGCATCCGCCCGGATGACCACTACGCCTTCAATGGCGGCCTGAATCTGGAAGACCCGCCCGACATCGTGCAGCCGGGCCAGCTACTGGGTTGCCAGAACTACGAGCCGGGCATGCGCGGCGGCTATCGCCGCTGGGACGGCTACGAGCGGTTCTCCGGCCAGCCCAGCCCGTTCAATACGCCCTACATCAGCATTGCGGTAGGAGCCGCCTTCGAGCCACCGGAGGGCACTGTCGTCACCGAAAGCGGCTCCGGGGCCACCGGCACCGTGTGCTACGTCGACACGATCAACCACGTGGTGGTTCTTGTGCTGACGACCGGCACGTTCGTCGGCAAGGGATCAACCCTGACCTCGACCTACGGCAGTACGGTCACCGTGGGGGCGCCATTCCTGTCATCCGGATCGACGGTCGGCCTGACAGTCATGTACAGCCAGCAGAAGTACCTGTACCTGCAGTCTTTCATCGGGCCAGTCGGTGGGGCGTCTTCCAGCGGGCCGGTGCTGGGGGTCAATCCCTACCTTGCCAATGTGTACGCCTTCCGCAACAACGCGGCCGGTACTGCAGCCGATCTGTGGCAATCCACCCTCACCGGATGGGTCAAGGTCAACCTTGGCCTGAAGGTGCGCTTTAATGCCGGGGTCTACTCCAGCTCGATGCAGGCACCGGCCGAAGGCACCGTGCTGACGGGCGCTACCTCGGGCGCCACCATGACCATCAAGCGCATCAACGCCACTACGGGGACGTGGGGCACCGATGCGGCCGGCTACTTTATTGTCAGCTCGATCACGGGCACACCAAGTGCTGGTGAGTTACTGAAGAACGGAACCACCACCTACATGACCTACCTGTCGAATGCCGCACAGGTGATCCCACCCAATGGTCGGTACAAGTTCCGCAACTACAACTTCAACGCGGTGCAGAATCCGGCCAACGGCTTCCGCATGTACGGCATCAACGGGGTCGGAAACGGCTTTGAGTACGATGCGATCACCGACACGTTCGTCCTGATCGAGACCGGCATGGCGAGCGATGTGCCGACCAATCTGGAAGTGCACGCCAGCTACCTGTTCTACAGCTTTGCTGGCGGTTCGCTGCAGAACTCCGGCTACCAGCTGCCACTCAACTGGAACGTGGTGTTCGGCGCCAACGAGCGATCGGTAGGCGAAGATGTCACATTCCTTCGCGAGGACATCAGCCAGACCCTCATCATCGGCACGCGCCGTCGCGTGTGGGCACTGACCGGCATATCGACCGAACTGTTCCAGATCAAGGTGTACTCGCCCAACTGCGGCTCGATCGCCAATACCGACGAGAATCCGGGGCAGATCATCTTCATGGAAGACCGCGGCTTCACCACGGCCGCGGCGTCGGCGCAGTACGGCAACTTCGCTGCCGCCTCCCTGTCGGACCTGATTCTGTCGCTCGCCAATGAGCTGATGGCGAACGATACCCCGGTAGGCGCCGTAACCACTCGGCGCAAGAACCTGTATCGGCTGATGTTCGCCTCGGGCGCGGTGCTGTGTCTTGGCATGAATGCGGCCGGGCAGTTCTCGGGCTGGACCACGGGTACTGTATCGACAACGCCCTCGGGATTCTGGGGCGGATTCACCCAAGCCGTCGCAGCTGGCCCGCAAGTGGAGCGAAGCTTCATGGGCGACGCGAATGGCTACGTGTACGAGATGGACACCGGCAACAGTTTCGATGGACAGTCGATCCAGCACTTCCTGCGACTGGCGTACTTCAACTCGCGCCTGCCGTCCACCTTCAAGCGGTATCGCCGCCTGCAGGTCGATCTGGCGCCGGAAGGCCCGTTGACCCTCAACATGTCGGTGGATTACGACTTCGGCAACCGCACGGGACAAGTAAATCAGCCGCAACTCTTTTCCGGCAATGGAGGCTTCTGGGACGTGGCGTTGTGGGATCGCTTCGTGTGGGATGCCGCGACGTACTCGCAAGCCATCATGAAGCTGGAAGGTGAGGGCTACAACGTCGGCTTGTTCTTCGCCGGGAACAGCGCGACCGACTACCCAGCCACCATCTACGGTGCGTCCCTGCAATGGTCCAAGCGGATCATCAACCGCAACACGGGGAGTCAGTGATGCCTGCCACCAATCCGTATTACACCGATTCATTCTCCGGCGTGCCGGGGCAGACCGCCCGTGCCGAGTCCGTCGATACCGAACTGTCCGGCGTGCAGGCTGGCTTCGATGGCGTGGAGGCCGACGTAAATCGCAGCCTGCGCGGCCAGCCACTGGAACTGCTCAACGAGTTGCCCGCCGCCGTGAGCCGCCAGAACAAGTGGCTGCGCTTCGATGCCTCGGGCCAGCCGGTAGCCACGGACTCGCCCTTCAACTATCGCGGAAACTGGGCTGCGGCCACGCTGTACATGGTGGGTGACGCCTTCAGTGCCGCACCCAACGGCAGCCTGTACTACGTCCTTACCGAGTACACCTCGGGTGCCACCTTCGGAGCCACCGACCTTGCCAACACCGTCAAGATCGTCAACCTGTCCGGTCTGTACTTCACCAACTACACGTCGATCACCACCGGACCGGTCACGGTAGCCGCGGCTGATGGTGGCTCCTACGCGGTAGACAGTTCGGCTGGCAACATCGTCATCAACCTGCCCACCGAGTCGGCACTGGGCAACTCGCCGATCAATATCACTATTGTAGGTGGTGCATTGGTGTCCGGGCAACTGGTCACGATCAATGCCGCCAGCGGCCAGTTCATCATGGGCAACACCAATACGTCGATCAATGTCGATGTCGCC